ACTGCGATGCCTTATGTCATACGACAGCCTCCGAGCAGCGGCCCAGGCAATGATGGTCTTACCAAAATCCTCAGACACAAACCAAACGCCGCGCTGATTACGCCAAAACTCATTCGGATGCCGTCTCCGACGACCGTTAACGCTGCCGCTCTTCAAACTCAAACCCACAGCACCAAGCAACTGAACATAGTTATAACCCAAACGGACACCAAACAAGTCCACGTCCTGCTCCAGACGAGGCAACACAAAACCGATCCAGTCACGATAACGCTTCTCAACCTCGATGAAATAGCGGCGAACAGCACGTCCGGCAGCCGAATACTCCAACATCGACAGCTCCTTAGCAACGTCCAGCGTCACCATATAGTCAACCGAGGGACGACCACCACTACTTTTTAACAAACTCGTTAAAAAGTCCTCGCCCTCAACAAAACCACACTTGTACAGACGATCCCTAATCCAGTTGGCATAATTACGACGAGAACCAAGACGATTGTGCAGCACGCGGCTGTTGACCATCAAACCCAGTGCACCTTGCTCCACAGGAAGCATGTCCTCACTCATAGATACCGATAATTCTTTATTCTTTTCCATCTTATTCTTTATTTATAATGTTAATACTCGCATTTTCCCAAAAAAAACAACCATTTCACACCCTTTGACCGATACTGCGCCACCTTATGTTACACAGAACGGCGAACGCCGGTACTTTTCCCCAAAACGGGGGAAAAATCCACACCCTCAATGTTTGCTCGCCAAATCGGGCGAGCAAACATCATCTAAACTCCAACTTCAACTGTACGCTTACACGTCCTTTCAGACTACCGCACGTGAGTAGTTCCGAGCCTAATGTATTTGCAAACCAACCAGGATGCGTCATACCGTAAAGCAATATCTTTCTTGCCAAGTCGCCGCGACGGTTCAGCCGGCGAACACACTGAGTGCTTTCCGTTCTGCTGCCAAGACAGCGAAGCAAATCATTCACAGAATACCAACGATCCTGCCCGTCCTCTACCACACGAACATCACCATTCCTATAACTCACCCTGCGGTAAGGACGATCACGCCAGTCAAAATAGTCATCACGACTGCAACTCGATACACGATAACCGCCGGTCTTCCTGATACGAGGCAATACCTCACCGGCTACCCAGTTCGTAAATTTGTCTGCTTTTTCCGAACTGTTACAACGAAAAGCCAATTTATACAAACCTGCCTCTGAAATCGATACAAGTTGCTGATTACCACCGGGGGTGGTAAAACTTACCGACCCTTTCCAATCATTGGGAATCTGGTCAAGCGTATGCCCGCTCCATGTAATACCAAGCACTTTGCAAACGTCCTTAGCCACAAACCAAGGCTCGTCGTTAATCAATTGCACACGGATAGGCGTGCCTGCCTTCTCATTGAAATTAAATACCTGCAGACCAGTAGCCTGCTCTGTCTTCTTCTTTTCCATCTTATTCTTTATTTATAATGTCAATAATAACTCACCTTAGATAAGCACTGTTTATCTCCCTGATCCGGCCACGCAGCAAACCGTAAATCATCCACAAAGTGTACTGCCCCTTCTTCTTGCTCATCCAGACACTACCGGAATGGAAACCGCTCACAAACTCGTCCTGGCTCAAACCGCAACTGCGACTCAAACCGCGATAAACTATACGCAGAACGTCATCGGCGGTAGGACTACGGTAAATGTAAGCCTTGCCCAACACACTCATGATATGGCGGCTCTGAAGACTGTAACCCACAACATCACCGTTTACATACAACTCCTGCTTCATGTCATAAACGCTTAATAGCAACGCAACGGTAGCTTTCTATATTCTCGATCATATCCTCGTGGTTGTGGTTCGTACGGCTCTCAACCAAATCAAAATCCATAAAGGTATCGCCGCCGATACAGCTCAGTGCCGAATGGATCTCATCGAGCAGATCGAACACCTGCAGGCTCTCGTCACGGAACTCGCTGCACGCTGCCACGCTACCAGTCCAGTCCGTAACCACATGAAGGTTGACGATTGGCTCGGCACGGTATTCCGCCCCGGGATGAATGGCATGCCACTCTATCGGAGCAAACTCCACGAAAACCGCGGGGCGATCCCATTGCTCCTCCTGCTCGATGAACTCAACATTGTGGTTCCACAAATCAATATGCTTGATCGCTCCGCCGCCTACTTCCTTCAGACGGGCGCAAAGCATCTCATACAATTCCTTTCTCATTTCTCGTTAATCTCAAAATCAATCGTTTCTTCTATATAACCCCTCAGGTTCTTCTCAATGATACCCCGAACGGCATCCTCCACCTCCGGACTCGTACCCAAAAACCTACGGCGGGGAATCTTAATAGTACTGCCGGCTTTCTTCAAGGCCATGAACTTCCAGAACTCGGCTTCTCCGGCCAACTGCAAAGTGCGCTTGTCATTCCTGCGGCTGCCGTCCTTCTTCCTGCCGAACGATCCGGTCGCCTCATAGAATTTGCGCCAGAAGTACCGCTTCATCTTCGCTGTCACCACAATCTCGCCGCCATCGTTGTGAATGGCGGCGTATGGCTCGTTCGTGAAGAAGGTAATGCTGTTCTCCGTTGTACGGCTCTGTATGCTCCTGCGGAGCCGTCCGGTGTCGACCAGTATATGGCCGCCCGGGCGCGTGGGGCTCTTCCTGCGCTGCCACGCCTCGCCGAAGAAAGCCTCGCGCTCGAAATTCGAGTCGAACTCGTCCGTCATCCCAACGCGGATGTCGTCGAGTATCATGCGGAGTATCTTGCCTGCTTCTTTATTCATTTTTCATCCTCAAAATCAAACAACAGAAGCGGACGCGGAGAAGAGGCATTGTCTTTTCTCACTGTCACATCCACTTTTAGCATATTATACAAGGTTCGTTCTGATATCCCATAAACAGGATATATATACCGCCGCCAAATTTCCCGGTTAGACAAACCTGTACGGACCCATTTCTGATAGGTCGCATTAACATCTGCAACACGCTTCAGATAACTGACACCTCGACGTCTCTCATTATCCACTTTCATGGCTTGTTTGGTTTTTGTTCATAATATAATACCATTGCCCCGTGCCGGAACTTAACCGGCACAGGGCTGAAAACTCAATCTCCGCTATCCTCCTTCTTTGGCTCTACATAGAAGGTCTCATCCTGAACTACCTGAATACCGCACTCCGCCATAGCCTGACGAATTGGAACTTCAACAAGTGAAGGAGAATCGGATACCTCCATCGCGATGTTACCATCGCGATCCGCAAGCAACTTGTCCTTCGCGATGTCTTCGGTCTGACGGATATAGTCAGGCAAAAAGCGTTTAACCAACTGCAACGCACTCGCCCAAGTAAAACCTTTCACCGTCTTCAATTTAGGAGTTCCCGTGCGGAAACCTATCACACCATGAACCATGTCAAGACTCTTCTTCTTCGTGAACAACTCAGCCTGGTTCTCAGTAGCAAAAGACTGAAGAGTGTCGAACGCCTGTTCCTTCTCACATGTAAGTACCGACAACTTGTCGGCATACTTCTCGCGGATCTTCGCACACTGCAGCTCGATGTCCGCATTGATTTTCTGAATCCGGGCGTCGCTCTTGGCGTAGATTGCGAACGCCTCATCGGCGGATTCTCTGCTCACGCCGGTAATGATAACTTTCTTTTTTCTTGTTGACATTGTGATATTGATTTATTGGTTATTGATAAAAACTAACTTTCTGCCATATTGCCCATCGGAATATAGACAAACGAGGTCGCATTGCTGTGTTCATCCCGTGATGGATTCGGTTTCAATCCGCCTTTGCGCATGATGCTGCGCAGCTTTGTCTGAAGTAAATCCAAGTCCGCTACATTCAGACGGGCAAATGCCTTTCCGGCAATCCTCGGGTGGCGGCAGAAGTCGTTGATACGCTGCCAGTCCGTCGTGTCAACGCCGGACTGCTGCATCAGTTTCAGGCACAGGCTGCGTCTCTTCCTCACTTGCACCCTCCGGCCGGTATGATCCTCCAGCGACATACACATTGCGTTATACTCCTTTACAGTCATCTCGCGCAGGCTGGTTGTCCGCCCGTTGGTATATTGCTCCACAAGGGTTTCCTTATCTGCACCGGGCAGCTGCTTCAAGAGGCAATAGAAACGCGCGTAGTTCCGTTCCCCTCCCATAACTTCTCCTCCTTCCAGTCCTTATAGGCGTTCCTTGCGTTGGCAACTGCATCGCCGATGCTTACACGAAAACTGTCGATGCTAAACAGCGGCACGCCGTTCACACTGACGAACAATCCTCCGTTGAATTCCATCACCTGCACGGCCTTGCGCGCTTCCGCGTCGAGTTGTGACTGACGCTCCGCATCAATACGCTCCGCACGTTGCTCATGCCACAATTGAAGGCGTCTCTTGATTTCTTCTAAAAATTTGCTCATTGTTATATCGTTTATAAGTTAAAAATTGCCTGATGCTTTCCACTCGACGGTTATCACGGCGTCGAGCATCCCGCTGCCATTGCATATCGGGCATTCCTTTTTATAACGCTCCTGCCAATCATCCTCCTGCCAGTGAAATCCGTTGCCTTGGCAGTATGGGCAACTGTGTCCGCGGCTCTCAACACGCTCTGTCATACGACCCCCCGGAGTAATACGCCCCGGAACTATTTCAATAACTCGTCTTTCCTTGCTCATATTCATTGTTTTCCATGTCTTCAATTTCATATTTCCATTCATAGGCATCAGTTTCACAAATATTATCTTCCAGCCATTCGATGGCTGTTGTAATCTGTTCATCCGCACTTACCAAGTCTCCTCTTGTCATTCCATGATCAGCCAAATATTGCAGAGCTTCATATAATTCATCGCTGACTTCCACATCGCTCAAGCCAACACGGTAAATAACTTTTACCTGTAAATCTTTTATTTTCATCTTGTTATATTTCTAATTGAACATAAAAATTAAATTCCCTGCACAGCCGCTTCACCTGTACGATTTGGAAAGGCTCGCCGTCGAACGCAAAATATATCGTGCGTTCTTTCGTATGTACCCTCACTCCTTTCTTCCGTAACCTGTACAGAAGGTTGTCTCGCTTACTTGCCATATCACAGTTTGTTTGATGTCCTTAAAATACCTTCTTCCCAAACAACGAAACTGTTACCCGCATCGGGATTGAAACGCCCTTGGCAGTATGCCCTGAAACCAACCACCCGCACCTTTACACCTGCCTTGTAACGGAGTCGGAGTGCAGCATTGCCTAATGGCTGGCTCTTCTTCTCCATACTGATAAAGATGAAGCTCTTCCGCGGAAAGTCCTCGATCAGTTTCTTCGTCTCAGGCCATTCCCAGCCACTCTCCTGGTAGCTGTCCACGATGACGAACTTCGCCGAGTGTCTCTTCTTCAGCCTTGCGGTAAGGTCCTCTATTGTATCCTCAGTTACTACACGAAACCAGCCCTGGCACTTCTCCATCTCAAAGAGTTTTATCCTGTCCTGGAAACTTTGGCTCACGCCCTCCTCATAACTCATATAGAGAACTTGCCCATAGTGGGTCAGCTCGCGCGCCAGTTGCATCACGAAACTACTCTTGCCGGCTGCGCTTGATCCGCTGATGAACCAGGTGGAGTTCTCCTCTGGCAGGCCGAAACACTCCGCCCAGCGGCCACCCCACGGCAGCGTCTTGTATGTTTTCGCCGCTATCTCCTTCGGACTGTATGCGCGCTTTGCCATAACTACTTTTTCAGAACCTCTATTAAGTAATCGGCAGCAACACGAGATAACCATGCCGCACTTCGGAATACATCTGCAGCGGTATTATCCCCCTCTAACTTTGCCTGTTGACAGGTTTGAACATAAAGGTCTTTTGCTATCTCATACCGGCGCTGCTCCCAGTCTATCTCGTTAGCCTTGGCCATTTCCTTACGCATACCGATAACGGCTTCCATAGCCTCCATTTCTATTTTTGTCATATTATCCAAGTATAATAGTTAGTCCCTTGTCTGTAATCTCCACATCATTGCGGTCAAAATCATATTCCTCATCATTATTTTCATCATAGTATCTGAAGAAATCGTCAATACGACCTTCTGCGTATTCTCTCAATTCTCCAAGACTGGTATCCTCGGGAACATACCCTGTATACTTCATTACAATGCTTACACGTTTCATATCATGCTCCTTTCTTTATTTTCTCAATTTCCGTATATACTCTTCGCAGCCCGCCGCTGCTCTTGCGCACGATCTGGCCGATGTCCATACCCTTAGGGGCGTTCACCGTCGCCACCACGCGCGCCTGCTCCAGCAGGAACGCCTTGCGCTCGTCCGCCTGGTCGGGAGTCACCTTGCTGTACTTGCCGCCATACCGCGAAAATATCTCGGCATAGCCTACCTTCTGGCATTCCACCATGCGGTCTATCTTCGCACGAAGCCCGTCCGCGCCCATCATATACCATCCACAGCACATTTCCGTGGCGTTCCACAGGGCTTTCAACTCAAGGAAGGCTTCGTATTGCAGGTCGCCAGCCTCGTCAAGCACGACCAATGGACGCTCCATACTTCTGAGGTAATACACGAGGTCTTCGTAGGTGTCCTGATACTTGCCGCTTGTACCAACGCCAAACTCCTTGGCTATCTTTTTGACCAATGCACGCTTCGTCTTTACCTGAGAGCAGTCCACATACACGGCGTTCCGATGCTCATGCACATACCAGCGCGCCGTGTAGGTCTTGCCGATGTTTGGAAGGTCGCAGAGTATCACGCTTAGGCTGCGCTCCTGGCATGCTTCCATCTGCAGGCTGATGTACTTGAAGGTCTCCGTCTGTGCACCCTTCCATTTGATGGACTCGCGCAGGTTCACGTCTAACCTTCTGGCAATATTTACCCAGTTGGCGTCGCTCAGAGCTTTCTCCGTTTGACCTTTTTTCAATCCGTTATACACACTGGGAGATATACCCAGTGCCGATGCGTGCTTCGCATCGCTCGGATAATTTTTGCGGTTGGCTGCTATCGCCTCCAAAATCCGCTGTTTCTGAGTCTCACTAATCATATTCTAATGGCATTTAATCGTTATTCTTATATGTCTGCCAAAGCGTGGCTTGATGCGCTCGCTGGCGGTAGGGACATGGACGGCGGTTCTTCCTTTGACTTCAGCTCCAGTACCTCGACGTCCTCATCTTCCGATTTTGGGGAGAGGGAGGCTTTCATCACCCCAAGCCTTTCAATGGCATTGTCCGTCACCCATTTGTTGAAACCGGCTATCTTCTTCTGCTGCTCCACGAACACAGCCTTGTCCGCCTCTGTCTGTTCACAGTCCGCCGTGTTGAATGTGCCCACGTTCTGAAGCTCGTCTATCAGCATGTCGTTCTGGTAGATATATATGTTCTTCACGACTCCCTCCTCGTCGGTGAGGTAGTAGGCATCCACCTTCCAGTTATTCGGGGCGAGCTTCTCAAGCACGCCCACATCGCTCAGCCACCAGTCGGTGTACGCCACGCGGCAGTAACTGTTCCTGCGGATGCTCGTTTCCACGTGCTCGCCGATGAAGCGGGCCAGCACGCTCTTGTCAAGGGGCTGCAGCGTCGGATTCAGGTTAGCCTCAAGCACCTGCCAGCGGGTCATGCCCGGATATTTCTTCTGGTTTGGGTGAAGCGAGTTGTTGAACTCCATCACGTCCATCATATCGTCGGCTATCAGCTCGTCCCAGCTGTAATACTGCTTGTCCTCGTAGGTGTCGTTAAGCTCGTCGAACACTTTCCTGGCTTCTGTCCGGTAATGGCGGTCCTTGGCATAGAAACGGCCGATGCCCAGGTGGTTCCTGTGCTCAATGCTGCGCTTCTTCGCGCCGTTCATAGGCTCCGCGTATTTCTCCTGCGAGTTCTGTGGTGCGCAGAACCTGACGAACGGAAACAGTACGCCGGCCTTCAGGAACGAGTCTTTCCATTGGCTCATCAGGTGGTTCTCTACCTCCACCTGTGCCGGGCAGTTCCAGCCCCTGCGCTCCAGAAGCCTGAACATGCTCCTGAAGCACTCCACCACCAAGTCCACGTTCTTATTTCGATTGTAGGCGAAGCCCACCACGCACTGGCTCATCACGTCGTATGCGTAATAGGCTTTCGGTCTTGCCTTCGTGTCCTTCAGCTTGCGCGGAAGGTCGCGGTCGTCGAACGAAATCTTGCTCAGTGAGAACTCGGGGGCGTGGCGGTGCATGTGTGGCATCTGCTCGTGCATGAAGGTCGTCCGGCTGCTCAGGGCGTGCTCCACCAGCACGCGGTTCTTCGGCTTGTTCAGGTAGTTGTTGATGGTGCTTTCGCTCAGCTCCAGAGGCTCGCCCGTCTTTTTGTCCACGAAGTCATCGGGGTTCATCAGTTCCCCGGTCTTAGGGTCATAAACGTCCAATTCTCCGCACACGAACATGTTGTACATCTCGGCGATGTTCGTATTGTAGGGCTTATTAGGCAGGACGGCCAGACCGAGTATCAGTTGCTCGGCCTTGTAGTCCACTTTCCTCGCGCTCTGGTTGCCGAACTTCCCGCTCACAAGGCAGCCGTAGCCCTCACGCCTGTATTCGTTCACCTTCTTCCTGAAACGCAACGTGCTTGTGGGCAGTGTGTGCCCCAGTTCCTTTCGCAATGCCTCGATGGCGTCAGCCATCCAGTCCCAGTTATATTTCTCACCCATCAACTTGCGTGCAGTAGAGGCGCGGTCATAGAGTTTGATGCAACAGTTCAGCACGCTCGCGTTTGTTACATACTCCCTGATTTTCTCAGGATACTTCGTCAGGTCAACACCCGTCTTCTCACGGTCATGGAAAAACGCCACAGCCTCCTGGTCCGTCTCGTAGTTCTCCATCACCCAAAGTCGAAGATGAGTCTGCGCGCCGTCAGGATAGAGTTCCTTGACCTTTTTCTTGTACTTGCCGGGGAGGCTGTCTACGACTATCAGTGCATAGTTGCCCGATGCACCGCCACCGCGACGGGCTACGTCCACGATGTTACGGTTCGTCCAGTTCTGGTAGTTTGCTTTACTCACAATACCACCATCCACCAATTCGTTGGCCGATATACACCATTTGCCTTCGTAGTACTCCATCGCGCGCCTCCTTATAGTTTGGCAGCCCAGTCCTGAATGCCTTGAATATCGCTCGTCATCACATTCTCAAACTGGTGCACTTTCTCGCCATGCTTGTACACGTCGCACACGGGCTCTTTCTTTGAGAACTCTAACAGAACTTCACCAAGATACTGCCTCATGTAGCCATCGGCGTCATGCAAAACCTCCCATTCTGGAGCCTCGACCATCACGATGCCGCCACGCTGCAATGCAAGCGATCGTATCTTCCTTGCAAGGTCATTACCCTCGCTCATGTTTTCAAAGTGAATGGCGTTAAAAATGGTACGCTCTGTAATGTCAAGAGCTTTCGCGATAAACTCACGGTCTGCTTTTTTGACATGAATATACTTTTTCATAATCTTATTTGTTTAATTCATTTATTTTCTATAACTTTACAGCCGATTTCAGAAATGAAACTAATTATCCGGTTACAACTCCACGGCTCTTGAGGCAATACCGCATCGGCAACCAAGGAAAATATCAAACAACATACACAAATATGAGCCTTTATAATTATCTTGTAAAATCGAGTGTATCCGCAGAAGAGATACGCTACAACTTCCATCGCGAAGAGGTCGAACAACTCTATAATCTCTTACAAGAGAAAGGATACGATTCATACTTCGACTTCGTGAGGGACAATCAGAAAGACATACTGAGATACATTGCGCTATCTGATTCTCAACGCAGACAAAAGAAATGGACGAACCATCCCCTGCAACTGCTTCTTCGCTTTGCAGCACTTCAAATAGCTGAGATAACTGTGCAATTCCAGAATAATATTCTTGACATCTCGAATATTGTGGATAGTGGTTCTTATCGAAATTTTCTTGCAACATGTGCAGATGGCGTACTGCCATTGCTGGTAAACACTCCTTTGAGAGAGTTTCCTTTTGAGGGCTATGATAACCCATTCCTTGCCCACAAAGACCAAACTTAAACGCGTTATCCAATCCGGACATTGCTATTCTCTCTCCATTCAATGTCTCCGCACGTCGCCTTTTACTTGCGGAGCACTTTGTTTTTCTTCTTGACTTCATCTTTTTTAATACTTAAATATGTTAATCTCGCCTTTTTTTCGTATCTTTGGCGCGCATTCCGAATGGAATACGCTGCAAAGATAATCAAGATATTTCGATTATGCAAGAAAACAAGCAAGAAAAATCACAAATAAAGCAAAATATCTCGCTTTATTTGGCAAAAAAAGGAGTTTCCGAGTATGAATACTATAAAATTTCAGGAACAACGAGGGGAATACTTGGACAAAACAATGGAATAAGCGAGGATAATATAGCTAGATTTCTCGCCTATGCTCCCGATGTTAACCACGAATGGCTTCTCACTGGAAGGGGACCCATGCTCAAAACGAAAGGTACTGCAAGTAGCCCACCTGCTGAAGAGTTGCCTCTTTCTATCTCCAAAGATACAAAGAAAATAGCAGAGCACCAAGAAAAAAGGGTGAGAAAATCAACTAAAGGTATTCCTCTTATCCCCATAGATGCCGTGGCAGGTTTCCCCGCTACCGACATTGATGGCGTGTATCTGGAGAACTGTGAGCACTATTCTATCCCTGAATTCGAGGCAAAGGGAGCTAACTTCCTTATACGTGTGTCCGGAGATTCAATGACACCTCTTTATAACAATGGAGATATTATCGCCTGCCGAAAGATCTCCGACATACTTTTCTTTCAATGGGGTGGCATATATGTCCTCGACACCAGCCAAGGTGCCCTCGTCAAGCGAGTAGAAGAAGCCGAGGGTAATGATGAGTGTATCCTATGCATCTCCGAAAACCAACGCTTCAAGCCATTCCAACTTCCAAAGTCAGATATCCGCTCCCTCAGCACAATTATTGGTCTCGTCCGCCTCGTCTAA